GTATGTCATTCGCATGATTCCCATGTATGTCTGTGATGTTAAGTCGAAGATGGAAAACACGGGGCATGATGGTAAGGCGTGGAAAAGCTACGATGACGGCCAGATACGTTCGGCCATGCGCCAGGAAAATGACCAGACAAGGCAGACGCGGGAGAATCAGCGGCAATCATCTACCGATGCAGGAAATGCGCCTATCACTGACTACGAGATCGTATGGGTGCATGAAAACTTTTTCCGCAGGGATGGGAAGGAGTGGGTATTCTTTACTCTAGGCACGGAGCAACTGCTGACAGATCCGGTTGAGCTGAAAGAAGTCTATTTCCACGGTGAACGGCCTATCGTATTGGGCAAATGTATCATAGAGACGCATAAGTCCATGCCGGATGCGCCTGTCATCGTGGCCGAGCAGTTGCAGCGTGAAGTTAATGAAGTGGCTAACCAGCGGCTTGATAACGTCAAGCTGGTTCTGAATAAGCGGTATGTTGTCAAGCGTGGGGCGCAGGTTGACCTAAAGAGCATTGTAAGGAACGTGCCTGCCTCCATCACGTTAGCCAATGACCCTGTTGGTGATGTTAGGACTATCGAGTTTAATGATGTTACCTCATCCAGCTATGCCGAACAGGATAGGCTAAATGTTGATTATGACGAACTGACTGGAAACTTCTCGCAGGGTTCGGTGATGACTAACCGCAAGATGGGAGAGACTGTCGGCGGTATGGGTATGATCTCACAAGCGGCTAATCAGATCACGGAATACACGGTAAGGACGTTTACGGAAACATGGGTCGAGCCTGTCATCAGGCAACTGGTGAAACTTGAACAGAAATATGAAACAGATGAAGTTGTGCTGGCTGTGGCTGCTGGCAAGGCGCAACTATTAGAGAAGTATGGAATCAGCCAGATTACCGACAACCTGCTCAATCAGGAATTGACGCTGAACGTCAATGTAGGCATGGGCTCTACTGACCCGATAGCAAGACTTAACAAGTTTATCGGCGCGTTGAGTGCTTATGCCAATATCGCGCAGATGCCGATTCAGAGCATGAACCGTGAAGAGGTTGGTAAGGAGATATTCGGTATCGCTGGGTTCCGCGATGGTGCGAGGTTCCTGCAACAAGCCAAGCCAGAACTACCGCCGGAAGCTCAACAAGCAATGCAAATGGCACAGCAGCATATTCAGAAACAGGATGCCGTGATACATGAGCTACAGCAAAAACTTGAAGAGACTGCCGGAGACAAGGCGCAGGCCGAAGTTATATCGGAGGCCAGAAAGAATGCTGTAGCGGAATACAAGGCCGAGACGGAAAGGTATAAGGAAACCATGCAAGCGATGACACCGGAGCAAGTGCAGGCGATTGTGATGCAGACATTCAATGACCTGCTGACGCAAGGGCAGGGTGCGGCATGAATGAACTGTTTGCTGAGGCAATGCTAGGCAGGGATGCTGAGGAGTTTATACAAAGCGATATAGGCCAGTATTTAATCGGATGTGCAGATCAGGAAGCGCAGGATGCGGTAGACCAGTTGAAGCGTGTTCTACCGTGGCGGAGAAGGAAGATAACAGAGCTTCAGAACAGGGTTTGGCGCGCCGAGATGTTTCAATCGTGGCTGGCTGAAATTGTAATCAAGGGTAAACAGGCAACACAACAGATTGAAGGAGAAGATTGAAATGAACGAAGCCGCCATCCAGCAGGACGTGGAAGAAGTGAAAGTAACTGGTAACATCGAGCGCAATAACGCTGTTGCGGAGATTGCCGCGAAAGCAAAAGAAGAGCGCGATAAGGAATTGCGCGAAAACGGTCAGGAAGTAGTTGACACGGCCAGTCAGGAATTGGGAGAACCGGAAGTTGAGGCTGAAGTTGAGCCTGTTGAGGCAGTTGAGGTTGTTGAAGAGAAACAACCGGAGCCTGAACTGGTTGAGATCAAGGTAGATGGTGAAGTCAGGAAGGTGGAAAAGGACAAAATCCTTGATGCCGGTATCCGGACTTTGCAAAAGGAATCGAGCGCAGATAAACGGCTGGAGGAGGCTACTCGCCTTCTGCGTGAGGTCCAGGAGAAATTGGTCAAGCCGCAAGAGTCACAGCCACCCCAGGAATGGGACGATGCGACCATTGCATATGCGCTTGAACATGGCGACGAAGCGCAGAAGGCATACGCTGTGCGACAACTGCGGGGACGCGATAATGCCACCCCTGTAGAAGATGTCGAAAAGCGAATACTGGATACGCTGGAATTCAGGGAATCAGCAACATGGTTCCAGTCGGAATATAAGGACGTGGTGAATGACCCCTACCTCCTGCAACTTGCAGCAATTGCTGAAAACAACGCCAGAAACGCGGGAGACACACGCTCGCGTAAGGAATTGTATAAGGCGATAGGCGACGAGTTGCGTAAATGGAAAGGCGGGAACAACGTCCAGACGATGGAGCAAAAGAAAGAACTGAAATCCGAAAAGGTAGTTAATCTGCCGTCTGCCTCAATGAGAAAGACGGCTCCAACTGAACAAAAGCCTAAAACTACCGCTGACATCATTGAAGATATGCGGAAGCGTAGAGGGCAAACATAGGAGGATTCATCATGGCCGGTCAACAAATCTGGGCCACTAACTCGCTGGGTGGCTATATGTACAGCGATAATCTGTCGGAAGAGCTGCGTATGGCGGTTCAACCGATGACTAAATTCCGTCAATTCTGCGACGTGAAAGATGCCGCATTCCAGGGTAAAAAGAAGGGCGACCAGTTCCATTGGGACGTTTATCAAGACGTTGCAACGGCTGCTGCCTCTTCGTTGACTGAAACCAGCACGATGCCTGAAACCAACTTCACGATCGTCCAGGGAACCCTGACCATCGCAGAAGCCGGTAACAGCGTGCCGTTCTCGGATAAGCTCGACAACCTGTCGCTGCATCCCGTAAAGAACATCATCAACAGTGTTCTGAAAAACGATGCAACAAAGTGGTTCGATGCTGCTGCTGCAACCCAATTCAACGCTACTCCATTGCGCGTTGTAGGGACTTCCAGCACCACTATCACCCTGACCACGAACGGCACGGCAACTGCCACCAACTCGCAAGCCTTCAATACGGGTCATGCGAAGCTGATTGTCGATACGATGAAGGAGCGCAACATTCCTGCATACAAAAACGATGATTACTACGCCTTGGCGTGGCCGACCACTTACCGCTTCATCAAAAACCAGCTCGAATCCATCCACACCTATACTGACCGTGGCTTTGCCATGATTATGAACGGTGAGATTGGCCGGTATGAGAGCGTGCGCTATGTCGAGCAAACCAACATTCCGAAGGGCGGTGCGGCTGATAGCACTACCTGGAATGCGTTTACTCGCACGGCTGATGCGTGGAATGGTGGTTACTCCGACTGGATTTACTTCTTCGGAGCGGATACCGTTGCGGAAGCCATCGCTGTTCCTGAAGAGATGCGCGGCAAAATCCCGACTGACTACGGGCGTAGCAAAGGCGTGGCATGGTATTATTTGGGCGGATTCGGGATAGTGCACCCGGTTGCAGATGCGGCAAATGCAAGAATTTGTAAATGGGATTCAGCCGTGTAATCAATGATTTACGTTTAACTGTGCTAAGGAGTATATTTTATAATATCAAATTGCACCAAATGGTATTAACAGATACAATGTAACCCTCTAAGGGGGGTATATAATGGAACTGTTATGCAAATGGTGCAATGAGGTTAAGCCGAATGATGAATTAGTAAGGCGTAACGCAAAACTGCCTTATTCGCAATCAAACATTCGATGCTGTAAAGAATGTAATACAGCAAAGAATAGAAAGCGATACAAAAACCCTGAAATCAAGGGTAAGCAGTTAAAGGCAAATGCCGAATGGAGAAATGCCAATCCGAATAAAATGGCTAAATATGCTGATGAATTTTATCGTAAAAATAAAGTTCAGATGCAGGCAAAAAGCAGGATTGGACATTTAGTTAGGTGGCATGGGTTAGAGAGGATGCCATGTGAAATTTGTGGAGCGACTGAACGAGTCGAAGCGCATCATCAATCATACGCTGAAAAGCATTGGGAGAAAGTGCACTGGCTTTGTAAGGAGCATCATGAATACTGGCATACAATACTTGATCCA